CCGATGCGCCGGGCGCGGTCCTGGGCCGCCTTGATGTCCACCTCGACGGAACCGGAATCGGCGTCGACCGTCGGTCCCGGCTTGCCTCTCTTGTCTCTCTGCATCCAGGCGAGCTTCGCCTGCCACTGCTGGAGGGCGCGTTCCTTGCGCTCGAGCTGCCACTCGACATAGCGGCGGCGGAGATCGTCGAGCACGCCATCGCCCAGGGCGTCCCGCTCGGCCCGCAAGGCTTTCACCTCCTCGCGCAAACCTCCGACGACCGCCTTGGTGCTGCGCAGGCTCAGGCCCTCGAAGTTGAAATCCCCCTGAGCCAGGAGCTTGAGTTCCTCGTAGGCAACCCCAGCACGGCTCGCGAGATCGGCCAGCTCCGTCGAAGCGTCGGCAATGGCCGGCGCCAGATCGAGCACGGCCCGGGTCAGGTTGGCGGAGATCACCTTGCCCAGCGTGTCGAGCTCGTCCCGCGCCTTCTCGGCGCCCCTAACCAGATCCTCGTCGAGCACGATGCCGAGGTCGCGGGCACGGCGCCTCGTCGCTTCCAGGGCCTCGGCGCCGCCGACCAGCATGTTGACCATGGCGACGCCTTCGCTGTCGAACAGCTTGAAGGCGAGCCGCAGCCGTTCCGCCGGATCGGTGGTCCGCTTGAAAGCCTCCGCCACGTCGTTCAACAGGTCTTCGGAACGTCGGATGTTGCCGTGCTGGTCCTTGAGCGCGATGCCCATCTGAGCCAGCGCCTGTTTGGCCTCGCCGGTCCCCTTGGCCGCCTCGGCGACGCGCCGAGTAAACCGCTGCAAGGCCATGTCCATGGTGCGCTGCTCGACGCCGGCGAGCTGGGCCGCGTAGCGGAGTTCCTGCAAGGCCTCGACACCGACACCGATCTTGGCGGCCGTCTTGCCCACCGCGTCGGCGGCGCTGATGGATCGGTCGATCAGGGTCGCCAGACCGCCGATCGCGGCGACGCCAGCCAAGGCGCCGCCAAGCGCCCGCATGCCAACCCGGAGCGTCTTGGCCCGGTCGGTCAGATTGGAGAGCCCTCGCGACGCCTTGGTGCCTGCTGCATCGATCTTCTTGAGCGATCGCTCGCCACTTTGCCCGACGGAGACCAGCTCGGCTTTGACCTTGCCGCCGCCCTCGACCGCCAGGCGGACCGCATAGGTGTGTTTGGCCTTGGCCATCAATCGGTAACCTTATCGTTAAGGGCCTCAACCAGCCCGGCCTCGGCCGCCTGCAGCAGTTCGGAGACGACGCCGGGGTCACAGCCCCGCGCCTCCGCGATCTTCATGGTGACACCCAAGTCAATGCCGACGACATGACCCGATGGCGCGATCCGGAGCTGGCCGCGACAAGCCATGAGCAAGTCCCAAGCTTGGTGCTCCTCCAAGGTTCGGAGAGCGTGTTCGCGATAGGGGCAGAGATGCCGTTCTACGCCGACTTCGCCTTCGGCGCAGGCCGCGCCTCCCTGGCGGCACCCTTCGCAATACCCGGGCCCTCCGCCTGGTCGGAAATGCCAGCGACAGAGAGCCCTGATCCGTTTTTTGCCGCGTTCAGGAGCACCTGCCTCAGCGTGAACTCCTGAAAGAACCGCTCACCGACGGGATAGAGCTCCAAGATGGCGGCGACGTTCTCGGGCGTGACCGGTGGGTCGTCCTCGACCCCCGACCAGCCCGTGATATGCCGGTTACCGAGCTCCTTGATGAGCAGGTCTTGGAACAGGCCGTCCCGTTCCGCCTCGTCCTCGAGGTCCGGTAGCCCCTCCAGCGGCAGACCGCTTTCCCGGCGTTCCCGGGCCTGCGCCTCCAGGCTCTCGACGCGGCGCCGCGCGGCGGCCTGCGCCGCCGCCATGCCGGCCGTAGTCAGGGGTTTGACAGTGACCGTGACACCGTAGGGAAGCTCGATCTCATAGGGTCCGGTTTGGGTTTTTAGGTTGATCATGCGTACTGTGTCCCGTCTAGGTCGTTGGTAAGCGTCACCGTCAGCATCCGCCCGGCCGTGTCGTTCTTGGCGCCCTGGAAATCGAAGCTCGCCTGCACACCGCCTGGGCCATCGACGGCCAGCTTGGGCTTCGGCAGGTAGACCTCGTGAGCGGTGTACAGGACCTTGGCGGTGGCGCTCAGCGTATAGCCGAACTCCAGGTCCACAGGCGTGCCGCTTGCCGCGTCGTCGATCAGTCCGGTGTCGGCGAAGCGCACGTCGATGCGCCCGGTGAGCGCCGCCACCGTCGGGTCGGCGCCGTCGATCAGGCCATCGGAGCGGATGGTCTCGATCTTCTCCAGATTATTGGCGTAGGTCAGCGATCCACCGGTCAAGTTACCGACGGGCGATCCGCCCCGCGTGATCGAACCCTGGAACTGACTGATGCGCGAGAAGGCGAGCGAGGATGGCGTGCCGCCCTGCGATGCGCCGTAGCGGGTCTCTCCTTGGGCCACGGCGCCGATGGTGGCGGCGGCCGCGCCCGAGCGCTGGAACTCGAGGGCAATGGAATTGAGTTTGACGCCGGTATGCGTGAAGAACGCCGGCACCTCGGGCTGACCGACCTCGATTGAGTAGCTCGGGATGTCCTGGGCGCCCGAGGCGAAGACGTGATCAAAGGTGCCGTCGAGATTGTCCGTCGTCGCCGGGTCGCCAAGCAGACCGGTCAGCCAGAAACCGAGGTAGCGGGGATCGACGGGCACGACGATGTCGCCCTCGTCGTTGATCACATCCTGCAGCGGCGCCAGGGGATCGCGCCCCTGGCCCAGCACCGGATCATCGATCAACCCCTGTTCGCTCCCGAGCGAGCAGCGATTGAACGGCATGCGCACATAGTTGCCGGTAGCCTCTGTGCCGTAGGCGGTCTCCCGCTTCAGCAACAGCGAGGCGTTGGCGCCGTAGGATCGGGCCATCTCAAGGTCTCCTGATGTTCGTGAATTGTCAGCCCAGCCGGCTCTCAGTCTCGTATTCGACGGTCACGGTGATCGTGCCGGCCTTGATCGCCGGCGCGCCGGCCACCGCCTCGGCGTCGACGTCCGGGCGGCCATAGGTCATGCCGAAGGCGAGGCCGCCGAGCGTGGGATCGGCATCGAACACCGCACCGATCTGCCCCAGCAAGCCGTCGAAGGCCGCATCGCCCCCCTCGACATAGACTTCGACCTCGATCGCGTGGCTGTAATAAGCGCTTCCGAAGCCGCCCAGCGACGTGTCGGGCTCGCCCGGATCACCATCGCGGAGGACGATCAGGCCACCCACGGGGATTTTCTCGGGCACCACGGTGTTTCGCTCCACCTTGGCGCCCGGCACGGTTTCCAGGCCACCCCTGATCGCCTCGAGGATTTGCTCCGTCTTGCTCGCGGCCACGGTCTCACTCCGATTGCATATTCCGGCCGATCAAGGACGGCAGCCGCCGCGACCAGCGCTCCGCCGCCCGCCGCACGTCCAACCGTTTCGGCATCCGGACCTGGGGTACCAGCAGGAACATGACCGCCGTGGCGATACCCGCCTTCATCCGGCCGGTCTTGGCGCTGACACGGACGCCGTCGGCGACCAGCAGCGAGGGGCCGCGCGCCCTGTAGACGAACCGCAGCGGTCCAAACCGATGCTCCGGAAAGTTGGACGGGCTGATCCGCTTGCCGCCAACCCCACGCTTTGGCGCCGCCGGCGTCGGAATGGCCAGCCAGAAGCCGGATTTGCTCCGGATCACCGTTCCTTCGTCGAAGGTGCGAATGATCTGCGGCGCCTTCGTCCAGACCAGGCTCGCCGCGTCATGATCCTTGTTCGGATAAGCCCGGCTCCGCCAGGCCTTGGCGAGCCTCGTCCCGAGCCCGGCGGAGACGACCTGTTTGCGCAAGCTTCCCTTGAGGCCGTCGCCGGCCTCCTTGACCCCGGCTGCCACGGCTTTTTCGATGCCGCGCATTTCGGCCTGCAGATCGGCCCTGATGGAACCGGCGATGGTGGCGGCGAGCTTCACGCCGGCCTCGTGTCCAGGGTCCAGATCAGGCGCTCGCTGTCGCGCACCGGTTCACCCTGGACGACGAATGTCTCGCCATCGATTTCCAGCGTGTCCCCGGGACGTGGGCTCGGAACCTCGAAAACACGGACATCGAACAGGGAGGTTTCCGTGTGGATACGGGTGTTTCCGAAGTCGAATACCTGGTCGGGGCGGCGAGCGATGACCCGGATGGCGACCGGATCGCCCGATCCCTGGTCCCGGTAGACGGCAGCCGTGGACAGGTTGGGGTCCGCGAACAGCATTTCGATGGCCGCAGCAAGCGCTGTCATGGCATTCTGACCGCCAGCAATGTTGTTTGGTTCATACGCCGATGCCCGAAGTCGCCGAAATCAAGATCGCTCTTGCCGACATCACGCCCGAGATCTGGCGTCGGGTGGTCGTCCCGGCCGCAATCTCACTCGCCGGCCTGCACACGGTGATCCAGGCGGCCATGGGATGGGAGGATGCCCACCTTCACATGTTCATGGTCAACGGTCGTCGCTACGGCACTCCCGAGGACGACGACTGGGATTGCGGCAACGACCAGCTCGACGACGCCGACCACTGTCTCGGCGATCTCGTCGTGGCCGGGGACCGGTTTCTCTACATCTACGATTTCGGAGACGATTGGCGCCACGAAATCACCGTCGAAGCCCTGCGGCCGCTTGGAAAGAATGAGACGGTTCCGGTAATTCTTGCCGGTGAAAACACCTGTCCTCCCGAGGACTGCGGTGGTCCCTTCCAGTATCCGGAAATGCTCGAAGCCCTTCGCGATCCCGATCACGAGGACCACGAGCACTACCGCGACTGGATTGGTGCCTTTGATGGCGAGGCCTTCGACCTCGACCTCGCCAATAAACGCGTTCGCGCTCATGCATCTCCATCGAGAGCCGGGCACTGAGGAAAAACGACGACCAACTCAGAAGCTGCCGTTGAGCCGCACCCGGCCGATGGTATCGCCGGCGCCGCCGGCTACCGCCTCGACGGCAACCCCGATCAGCGTGTTCGCGGTCGCCGTCTTGGTCGCGACCTTGTTGGTGTCGTCCCAATAGACCTTGTCGCCGGCGCTCCACACCTGCGAGGCAGCCTTGGTCAGGTCGAAAACGCCGACCAAAGAGGCCTCGACCTCCTCGCCGGTCAGGGTATCGCCACCCGCCACGCCGAAGATCGCGCCGACCAACAGGCCATCGCCGGAAGTGGCATCGTAGGGAGCGGCAAGCGTGATCGTGTTACCGGGCTGCACGTAGTTCTTCATCACATTCTCCTTCAGATCAAAAGACGAAGGACGGCCAATCGGCCGCCCGTCTCGTCAGTCAGGGGGATTGGGCCCGATCACGGGCCCGGGTTCTTGTAAAGGCCGCGCCAGTCGATCGCCTTGGCGCCGAAGTCGAGCCGGCACTTGATCTCGACCCCGTCGACATCGAAGCCGTTGCGGGTCTCGATGTAGGCGCCCTGCTGGCCCTCGAGATAGGCGTATTCGATGGTGTCGATCTGGTTCGGGCTCGCCGCCAGGTACCAGGCGGTGTCGCTGTCGGCATCGAGCCGGGGCTCGGCGATCGGGCTCAGCGTGCGGATCGACTGCGGCACCACGTTCTGGGTTTCGGCCGGGACGATGTTCTGCGCCACCATCTGCTCCGCCTTGAGTTCGAGCGCCGCCGGCACGATCAGGAAAGCGGGGCGGATGTTGAGCACCGTCTTCTTGTCGAGGCCGGTCTGTTTGGCCATGGCCGTGCGGCCCTTGCCGACCGCATCGACGCTGAGCGCCGCTCCCGTGCCCTCCAGGTTCTTGTGGTCGGCATGGAACAGCGCCTTGTTGTCGGCCATCGCCGGGTTGCCGGTGACGATGCCCCAGACCACATCGCTTTCGAGCTGAGCGATCGAGTTGCCGTACATGGCGGGGATGCGCGTAAAGGCATCGAGATCGTCGTTGATCAGCACCTGCCGGGTAATCCCCACGACGCGGCCGTAGGTCTCGATGCGGTAGCTCTCCTTCGATTCCCCGATGGTGCCGCGCTTGAACTCGCCACTTTCGTTGACCTTCAGCAGCTG